ATGCAGGTATTACTATTGAGCGAGGTACATCTGCTAACAAATCTCTAGTCTGGACAGAATCAACAGACAAGTGGAGCGTAGGAAGTGAAACATTTGTAGCAGGTACATTTGAGGGTAACTTAACTGGTAACATAACAGCTACTTCAGGTACAAATAGTTTAAATGCTATAACCGTCTCAGGTACTTCTTCATTGGCTGCAGTTACAGTTAGTGGAAACCTAACAGATAAAGATGGTGTTACTGGAGGTGTCATACCTTCTGGTGGTATTATCATGTGGTCAGGGCAAACATCGGCTATCCCTACAGGGTGGTATTTGTGCGATGGTAACAATGGTACACCTAACCTTACAAATAGGTTTGTTATGGGTGCAGGTACTTCTAACGAGACTACAACAGGTGGTACAAATAGTTTAGCTCTTGCAGAAACAAATATACCGTCTCACACGCATTCATTCTCTACTACAACAGGTTCTAATGGAAGCCACACACATACAGGTACTACTAACACTACAGGCGCACATACTCACACATTAAATGCAGGTGGTACAGCATATCCTCAGAGTAGTCCTAATCAAGGAAATCAATTAGGTGTAGCAAACGCATCAGCAACTACAAGTTCAGCAGGGGCGCACAGCCATACGCTTAACGTAGATAGTGCAGGATCGCATACACACTCTGTATCTGGTACAACAGGAAGCACAGGGTCAACTACAGCTTTTGATAATCGTCCTGCTTATATGGCCTTAGCATATATTATGAAAGCTTAATAGTTATGTCCAATATAATATTGACCTCAGAAGAGCTAGAGCTTATACTAGACAGATCAGCTAAACGTGGAGCTAAGTTAGTTCTACGTGAGTTAGGCTTACATGATGAGTCAGCCGCAGAAGATATACGTGAGGTACGCAACCTATTAACAACGTGGAGACAAACACGTTTAAGTATATGGAACACATTCGTTAAAATAACAACCATTGCTATATTCAGCTTTGTTGCTGCTGCAGTTTGGATGAAGTTGGGTAATTAATAAGGACTATTAAAATGGCTATGAAATTTGGTGGATTTACACCTGAACAAATGGGTAAGATAATACCAGAGATGCAGGGTATGCAAGCAGATGAGCAAGCGGCATTCTTAGCGGCTTCACCTAAAGCGGCATCTACGCTAGGCAAGATGGCAGAAGTAGCTCAGAAAAAGATTAGCATGGCTCAGGGTGGTTATGTTCAGGGTTATCAAGAGGGAGGTTTAACAGACATAGATCCTTTTAATGATAAAACACAAAAAGATCCTGCAGTTGAGAATGGTACAGCTCCAGATTTAACTAGACCTAGTTTATATCAGAAAACCCCTATGCAGTTTGACTCAAGTGATCCTAGTATGCAATTACCTGTTGACCCTAGAGGTCCTATAGGTATGCCAAGCATACCAAGATTACCTGACGATCCATCATCTAAAAAGTTACAAGAGGCTCGTTTTACACCTCCTTCTCAAGCAAGTACTTTTAAAAAAGAGTTAGATTCAGCACAGCTTGCATACGCCAATGCAGAGAAAGAAGCCGCTAAAGCTATGGCTAAATCTCAAGCAGATCCAGAAAATGAAGAATTAGCTAAAAAGGCTGAAGATGCTCAGAACTTAGTTAATGCAGCTCAAACAAAAATGACTGCAGCAGATAAAGCATTTAAAACTATAGCTTCGCCAAGTATATCTGAATATACATCTCAAGTAGCAAATGATCCTGGCTCTATGATAGAAAAAGCAGATATAGAGAAGATATCAGAAGAAGATAAACAAGCAGGTATGATTGACCCAACTACAGGTCAACTTGATGAAGCAAGTACAGCTAAAGTTACAACTGCTACACCTACATCAGATGTAACCTCTCCTGAAGTACAACCTGCGGCATCATATGAACCGCTAGAGGCTTCTGCATCTATAGAAGCTGTTATGTCTAGACTAGAAGCGGCTACAGGTAAGCCTAGTGCTGAAGCACTTGTAGATGCACAGAGTATGAATCCAGAAGACTTAGCACAGTTAGGTTTATCTGTAGAACAAATAGCTGAAGCACAAAAAGTTGTAGCTCCTGACGCACGTAAAGTAGAAGAGGGTGAACTTATATCAGGCTCTACGGTTGACATGGATCGTGTTAAAGCTGAAACAAACTTTGAAGCGGCTACAGGCGCACCATCAACAGATGCTACAGTGCAAGGCCAGCTTACAGGCTTAATGGCAGACTTTGAGGGTAAAACACCTCCATCTTGGGCGGCAGGAGCTTTACGTAATGCAGCTGCTTCTATGGCATCTAGAGGTTTAGGTGCTTCATCAATGGCTGGTCAGGCTATGATACAAGCGGCTATGGAAAGTGCTATGCCCATCGCTGTACAGGACGCTAAGACTTCTGCTACCTTTGAGATGCAGAACCTGAGTAACAGACAACAGACTGCTATGTTTGCTGCTGAACAACGTGCTTCATTCTTGGGCTTAGAGTTTACACAAGAGTTCCAGACTCGTGTTGCTAATTCAGCTAAGATATCTGAGATAGCTAACATAAACTTTAATGCTGAACAACAGATAGCGTTAGAGAATGCTCGTATGGCACAGACTGTTGACCTTACTAATCTAAGTGCTAAGAATGCTAAGATCATGGCAGATGTAGCGGCTATGTCTCAGCTAGATTTAACTAATCTAAATAATCGTCAACAGGCTCAAGTACAAAATGCTAAAGCTTTCCTAGAAATGGATATGGCTAGTTTAGATAATGAACAACAGGTTAGTATGTTTAAGTCTCAACAGAATGCTAATGCTATACTATCAGATCAAGCAGCTGTAAATGCTTCTAAACAGTTCAATGCTACATCAGAGAACCAAACAAATCAATTCTTTTCATCTCTGCAAGCACAAGTAGAACAGTTTAATGTAGCACAAAAGAATGCTATGGCACAGTTTAATGCAGGTGAAACTAATGCTATGGAACAATTCAACACACTGCAACAGAACCAGAGAGAACAATTTAATGCTCAAAACCATTTAGTTATAGCCCAAGCTAATGCTCAGTGGTCACAGAATATTACTACTGCAGAGAATGCAGCGGCTAACCAAGCTAACAGAGATGCGACTTTAGCTACGAATAACATGACAATGACTACATATAATAACATGTTACAAAAAGAGCGAGATTTAATGACATGGGCTTGGACTAGTGCAGAATCAGCTATGGATCGGGAAGCAAGTATTATGGTTGCTAAGATTGATGCTGAAGGCAAAGCTGCAGCTAGTGGTAATTCTACATCTAGTTTATTAGGTAAAGTAGGTTTTAAAATAATAGGTAATTTAATTGATAACTGGATTTAAACAATGAGTAACTATAAAATACCAACATCAGATTCGTTCAACTCCCCTATGCCTAGGCTAAGGCCATCTGGCTTAGCTTCTCGTAACAATACGAAACCAGAAGAACCAGAGCAAGGCCCTTTGGAGAGGTTCTTTAGTTTGTTTAGATCTTCTGGTGGCGAAACTAAACAGCCTAGTAACAAAAGTTCCTCTAATAAAGCTATGAAGTTTTATGATGCTTCAAATAATAAACCGACTATGCCTAGTGAAAAAACTATTTCATCTAGTCCTATGCGTATTGGTAAGGCTAGAGAAGAGTTAGACTTGTTTGAAGAACTAGATGTAGTTGCGCCTGGCGTTATAACAGTAGCATCAGGAGATACATTATCTGCTATAGCTAGAGATAATAACACTACAGTAGCTGAAATACAAAAGGCTAACCCTACTATAACAAACCCTGATCGTATAAATGTAGGGCAGGATATAAATATACCTAGTGTAGCAAAACCAAAAGCTAAAGCAGTAGGAATTATGACTAAACCTAATTCGAATTTACTTGCAAACGTATCTAAAGGTTATAAATCTTCTAATATTAAATCTTATTCCTATTATAATAAACCTATTGTATTTAAAGAAGGTGGGCTTAGAGGTAACTCTAGAATAGCAGGTGATGCAAGTGAAGAAATTCAAATCAGATCTATGGAGGCTATAGTAGAACAGGGTATAGCATCGGGTATGACAGACAGAGAAATAGGTTTAACTTTAGCTATAGCAAGGCATGAATCTGGATTTAATCCTGACGCTGCAGCAGGTACATCATCCGCTTCGGGGTTAGGACAGTTTATTAATAGTACGGGTAAGGCTTATGGAATAAACGATGAAACACGTTGGGACATAGGTACACAGGCAAAAGCTTTAGTAGAGCATACTTTAGATAATATTAAATTAGCTAACAAGCGCAAAAAAGGCGAAGAATACGTGTATAAGTATCATCACGATGGTCCTACTAAAAATTATGGAGGGCTAAAGACAAGTAGAATGAGTGTGTCTCCTTTCATAAATAGATACGAAAAGTTTGCTAAGAACTTTAGAAAGAAACCCTAATGTTTGGACTTCCCTTAGAATTAATCACAATGCTTTTCTCTACTGTCTTAGGTGGAGTTATGTCCATCTGGGGTCAAAGCAATAAAGCTAAAGCAGAACAACAGAAAGCCCTTGTAGGTGCAGTCAGTGATGCAAGAGAGCATGGCAGTAAAGATAAACACTTTGCTTGGACACGCAGGATCATAGCTTTATCTGCAGTAGGATCTATTATTGTATTGCCAAAGTTAGTAGCAGTATGGTATCCTGACGTAAGCGTAATAGTTGGTTACACAGAAGTACAGGGTGGCTTTATTAACTGGCTCTTAGGCGCACCAGATGCAATACATTGGAAAGCAGCTCGTGGCTTTGTTATAACCCCACTAGACACACACATAGTTTCAGCAATAGTCGGCCTCTACTTTGGCGCTGGCTTCACTAAATAGGATAATAAAATGTTTGAAGCCCCTATACCAGGACAATCTCTAACTACAGAACCAAAGAATAATCCGTGGGAAAACCCTTCTGAGTTATCAGATGTAGGTGATGTTATAAACTACTACATTGAAAAGCTTATGAAAGAAGACATTATGGATGACATAGTAGCTCTACTAGACTTAGACGTTCCTGTAGTGTCGTTAGTAGAAGGCTTGTACATGAAGAGTGCTATGAATGGTATACATACTATAGATGCTGGTGTACTAGCCGCACCTGCTATTCATGCTTTTATTGTTGCAGCAGCAGAACAACAAGGTGTTGATGTTAAAGAAGAAGGTGGTAATGCTGAGAGAAGAGCAACTGATAGAGAAAAAGAACGCTTTATAGCTCTTACACTGAAGTATATGGAAGAAGAAGGTGTTGATCAGGATGCAGGTACAGAGTTGCTATCTGATATAACTGAAGGTCTTAGTGATGATATGCCTGATGATGAAGAAGAAGTAATGCCTATAGAAGCTGTTACAGAAACAGAAGAACCTATGAGTGAAGAAGAAGCTAACATGCCTACGGGTCTGATGTCAAAAGGAATATAATTATGGGTTTTAATTTTGATTTAGAAGAGTTTGGGATTGGCTTTTTAGAAGGTGCTTCTGATTATTTAGACACAAAAAGTGCCGAAAGAGCTGCCGCTAGGAAACAAGAGAAAGCTCAAGCAAGACAGAATTTACCCTTAATAGGTAAGCGTAGGGCTTTAGCTAGACAGGCAGCAGAGTATGGCAATCAAGCTAAAGCGCTGGGCGCATCTGAAAAGCAAGTTGCTATTGCTTTAAACTCTGGGTTTGACGGTATACAAAAGTTTGTAACTAACCTACAGAAAGCAGCTGACCAAAGAGGAATGACTTCTTTAAGTCCTGATGATATTGACGCTATTACAGATATGCCTGATTTGCCAGATGTAAACTTTAACTATGATGATATGTATAGAACTGTGTATGGTACAGTACCTACAGAAGCTAAGTCACCTGATAGAAGCTTCTTAGCTAAGATGATAGGTGCTGGTAACAATGATGATTTAGCTAGAGATACATTTGCACAAGGCTTAACTGTACAACAAATAAATGATATGGCGGCATCAGACGATTATACTAAGTTGGCTGGCTTTGATAATGCGTACATTAATTATACACAAAAGCCCTTTATGGATGATGTAGAAGGTATAAACTTTGTTGAGAAATACAACAAGATGAAGGCCGATTATCTTAAGTCAGAGGCAGTGGTAAATAAAGCAACCGAAATAGATCTTGATATAAGAATAGCAGTAGAAGATAAAAGAAAAGAACTAGGTGATGATCCTGAAGCAGAAACTAAACTAGCACAATATGAGCTGTCACTTAAACGGCAGGCTTCAAAAAAACTATTACAAGGTTTTACAAGTACCCTTGACCCTGTAGTGGCAGGTTATAGTAATAAATATGGTAATAGTTTCTACACTAACCCTGCTGTTAAAGGCTTTTTGACAACAGTATATGGATCAGATTGGTTAAGCACTCAAACAAAACCTAAGAAAGTTATAGACCCTGAGTCAGGTGAAGTAATTACTGTTGATAAGGAAACAGGTCAAGAAGTAGTAGGTACTAAAGAGAGAGCTACAGATCTTACTATAGATTCAGACTATAATGAAGTTATTGGTGAGGGTACTGAATTAGATGCTCCTATATCAGAACAAACAATAACTGTAGGTGGAGAAGAAAAAGTCATAATACCTTTTACTGAAGATCAAAAAGAAAGAGTAAAGAACTATATGGATACATATACATTACCTTTCAGGGAAGACAGATATTCTATGGAATACACTCGTGATGATTGGAACAATATGACTTGTAAAGAAAGAGATAAAGCAGGTTTACCTACCAGTGCTTTAGGATCATGGAACTTCGAGTTTAGAGATGATCTAGAAGAAGCTATAGAACCGACTAAACAAGAAATGAATATTAATGGTGCGTTAGGTTTATATGCTAATCCTCAAGAGGGTGCTTTTTACAAGATAAAAATAAAAGGTAGGTTAGGTGCATTTAAGGTTAGTGCTGAAGACTTAAGAGAAATACCTATAGAGAGAATCAAAAACGGATCTGTTATGATAGATAAGATTGAGGGTGAAGCAGCAGGCCTACAGTCTAAAGACTCTGATGAGATTAATAGAACATTTGGGGTAAAATAATGGGTATACTAGATGATATGAAATCAGTCAACTTTGGAGAAGATTTATACTCAACCTCTTCATCTGACTTATTTAAACAAGAACCTACAATATCTGAGTACGTAGCATCAGGTGATACACTTAGTAAAGATGATCTTTTAAACTACAAAAACTTACAACCTATTAAACAGTATATGATAGAACGTAAGGGTGTGCAGTACAAAGATAAAGATGATCAAGAGATTGTTGACGACTTTGTAGAACACATGAGATTCTTTAATGCTAATACTGTATCTACCGCAGGTGAGTTACGCTTTGTACAGAAGGGTGATGAAAGTACAAAAGCTGTAGCTAGAAATGCTTATAAAGTATATGACCAATTAGGTAATGTCTTTCAAAATGATGGCTTCTTTGGAGCAGTCAAAGGTGTAGGTCAATATATGGAAGCTATGCTTAAAGATCCTACAAACTATTTAGGTCTTGTAACAGGTGGTACAGCCCGATTAGGTGCAGCAGGTGTATCTATAACAGGTAAAAAAGCTGTAAAAGCAGCAGTAAGAAAAGCAGGTAAGGAGGCACTTAAGAGTACAGCAACTAAGGAGTCAGCTAAAAAGTTTGCTAATGATGTGGCTATAACTGCTGCACAAAGGTTCACACAAGCAGGTGCTTCAAGTAAGGCCACAGCTAAAGTGTTTGAAAAAGTAGCTCAGGATGCTTTTACTGAAGGGCGTAGATCTTTTGCTAGAACAGCGATGAAAGAGACACAACAAGATCTATTTAAGAAAGCTTCTCTCTCTGCAGTAAAGAAAACAGTAGCATTAGATTCTGCATTTGCTGTACTACAGGACGTACAAGCACAAAATGTTATGATAGAAGTTGGTATACAAGATAAGATATCTAAGATGCAAACAAGTTTTAGTGCTTTATTAGGTGGTGTTGGTGGTGCTGCACAAATAGCAGCAGGTAAGCTAAAAGGTATATCAGGCTTAGACCAAGCAATATCACCCTTAGATAGAACTAAGCAGGAAGTACTGCGTAAAAACACACCAAGTATATCTAAAGGAGAAACTAAGAAGTTAGTATCTACTATTGAGAAAAGTATAGACTCTTGGGAAGCTAAAGTTAATCGTGGTTCTGGCATGACTAAAACTGCTATGCCTTCTGAGTTATTTAAAGACTTACTATTTGGTGGAGATAGAAAAAGTGGCATCATACAGATGCTTAAAGACTCTTCTATAGACATGAGAGGTAGGACAGTATCAGATGCTATTACTAATGCTATAGTTATGATACCAGAAGATGATCTAATGAGGTTAAATAAAAGAATTGAAGCTGATGCAGGGTTTCATTTAGGTGATCTTGCTATGGATTCTACAGCACTGTCTGATATATTTGCTAAGTCTATTAGTGAAGCAGGTACTATTTTGGGTGTTGTGAGTGGTTTAGGTCAGTTTGGTAAACTAAAAAGTGCTGCTCTTCTATCTGTTAATGATACTATGATCAATAGGTTAACAACTCCTGCATCTAAAGAAGCTATTGAAGCAGAACAAAAAGCTATGCGTACAGATAAACTAGGCTACGCACAGTCTATATGGAAACGTTTATTGGTATCCTCTCCTGCTACAACAGCTCTAAACGTTGCAGGGTTTACTCAGTTTTACGTAGGCCAATCTCTTGCTGATGTTTTAAATGCAGGTGCGCTAAGTCTTAAGGGTTTAGGTCAAATGACGAGGGGTAATAGTTTAGGTGGTAAAGAAACGTTTAAGCAAGCAGGAATGCTAGTAGATCTTCAAGCCCAAAAGATACGAAACCTATTAGATCCTTTTACTACACACGATACATACATGAAGTTTCTTGACTCTAACGTAGAAGTAAAACAAACTCTTTTTGAAACTCTGACAGGGGGTATCGATGTTAATGCTGAAAGATTTAATATAAACCCAGACTCAAAGATTTTTAAAGGGTTAGAAGCCGTAACTAAAGGATCAAACGCTGTTACAGGTGTTCGTATACAAGATAGTTTTACGAAGTCTCAGATGTTTATGGCTGAGATGGATAAAGCAGTACGTATGAAGTATGGTGTTACTCTCAAAGAAGTTCTACAAGAAGGTGATGATGCCTTACTGGACGAAGCAATATTAGGTAAAGCTATGGGTAATACTATGGAATCTGTATTTTCTGCAGACTATACCACTGAAGCTACACCTAAACTACTACGCCAATCAGCTAAGATTGTAGAGATGGTTTCAAGAACACCAGGTCTAGGTACTATACTGCCCTTTGGTAGATTCTTTAATAACGTATTAGCATACTCTTATAAGTGGTCACCTGCAGGTTATATATCTGCTGCAGGACCTACTAGAAGAGCAGTAGTTAATATGTTTAAGAAAGATAAAGAGTTAGGCATAGACTCAGATGTTGGTGAAGTAGTAGCTAGAGCTACAGTAGGCACAGCTTTCTTATATCAAATGGCTAAGTTTGATGATGATAGACGTGAAAAAGGTCTAGCTTACTATGAGCTTGAAGGTGATGGTGGGACGATTATAGATGCTAAAAACACCTTTCCTCTATCTGCATATCTTGCATTTGGACGTATGTGGAATATGAAAATGAATGGTGAAACTATACCAAGAGAACTGTTGCAAGAGGCCAGCGCTCAATTAGCTGTTGGTCAACTTGCTAAAGATGCACAGTTTAGTAATGATCTTTTAAATATCATGGACGCATTTAGTAACTCAGGTGGTGAGCGTGGTGTTGATATGAAAGCTTTTGGTAAAGTTACAGGCAATATATTAGCAGGTTTTGCTAGACCTCTTGATGCAGTAAATAGGGTTGCTGGTTATATAAACGATGATGATACTGCTAAAGATATACGTCAAGCTGATACTGGTATGGATACTTTTACACAAGCCTCAACTAAATACTTTGATAATATAATAGAAGTATTTATTGATAAGACAGATTCTATAACAGGTGAAACTCTTAAAGTGGCTACAAGAGAGGGTGATGTATATGACCCTAACCCATTTGCTCGTGTATTTGGTATTAACGTAAAGCAGGGACGTACAGCTACAGAGCAGGTATATTCTATGGCTGAAATGCATCCGTGGCAAGCATCTGAAAGAACCAAGATGCCTGAGTATGACCGTATGTTAAATAATCTAATTGCACATATGCTAGAGAGACGTACTCAAACACTACTAGACTCTCCTAAGTTTAGGAAAGCTAATCTAGATAAGAAACGTATTATGCTTAGAGAAATGGTTTCAACTGTGAAGACAGGCATACGTAAGAAAGTAAGAACAGGCGGCGCTGGTGCAGAGAATAAACGTATAGCATTAGCCAAGAAAGCAGCATCTATGGGTTCAAAAGAATTACGTAGAGAAGCTAAACGTTTCTTTGAAGCTAAATATAATATAGAAGTAGACGTAGAAGATATGTCTTTTACTGAGCTTAGAGTATATATTAACTATATCAAAGCATTAGAGAATAACTACAAAGTATAACTACTTTATACCGTGCTTCTTAGCGCATTCCTTAGCCCACAGTGAAGCCTCTGTGAGACAATCTTTAGCTTTAACTAGCTCAGGACTGTCCCAGAGGCTTTTGCTTATGTGGACTTTTAACTTATGTATCTCGTAAAGTAATATCTCTTCAAAGTGTTCCTGCTTAGAGTTAACATATTCTTTAGCTTCTTTTTCTAACTTCATAAGCCTTCTTTCATAAACACTTTAACCCACTCTGCACAGATACCGCTACGCACAATGTCTTCAATACCAAACTCAACAACAGGAACATTCAACATATGTTTCTTAGAGAGATGTATAATCTTAGATAGACCAGACATTCTTGTTAGATCTGATTGTTGGATATCGCCGTTAAGCACAATAGTACTACCTTCACCTACCCTAGTCAACAACATCTTAATCTCTGGTATCTCAATATTCTGTGCTTCATCTACAATGATAAACGCATTGTCAAAGCTACGTCCACGCATCAACGCTAGTGTAGCAACCTCAATATTACCACTCTTTAGAGCAGTGTCTACAGCACCCTTACCTAAATGCTTTATAAGCACGTCTAAGACGGGCAACGCCCACGGCTGAGCCTTCTCTTCGAGTGTTCCTGGAAGAAACCCTATATCTTTACCTACAGCTACGTGAGGGCGTGTTATAACGATCTTATCTATATCTTTGGTGATGTACAAATCTGCAGCACAAGTAGCTGTTACATAAGTTTTACCAGTACCAGCAGGACCTAGTATCAGGACTTGTTGGTTTCTTTTTATAGCGTCTATTAAGTCTTTCTGCTTTTCTGTTCTTGGAAGTATACCTGATGTAGTCTTTACTGCTGCACCCTTATATGTTGTCTTTCGTCTAGAGCGTGTGGGCTTCTGTAGTGGCTCAAGATTGTTATTCATAGTAGCTCCATTTGCTGTGGTGGGTAATTTAAGTATTCATCCCAACCCCATTGACTCTTTAAATATTTAACGGATTTTTTAAAAGCCTTCTCTGGAAAATCTCGTCTTCCTAAATTAGCTAGTCTGCTACAAATAACAATACTACCTTTTAAATAATCTGACTTTAATCTATCTACACTAATAGATAAAGGATGTCCTGCAGTAAAAATCCATTCAGGGTTAAGCTCTACTTCCAACCAATAACATTTACTTTGTTGTACTTCATAAAACAAATGCATTAAATATTCAGCATCTAAATCTACTTCTTTTGTATTTATTCGTTCATATTCACCTGTATTGTTTTTAGTAGGTGGGGGTCTGCTTGCATTTAATTTAACATTAGATAATAACTTTTTAAAAGGGTCTATTTTATAAGTCAAAACTATAAAACACCCTCAGCAAAAGTACCAAGAAATTTCTTTAGCTCTGCATAACCGCCAATGTAGCTACCATCAGAAGCAAAAATCTGTGGTACTGTTGTGTGATTTGCCTGTCTTATGAGTGTTAATACCCACTGAGAGCTACCTGATTCTACGTTATACTCTGTGTAGGCTATGTTAGATTCTCTTAGCATCATCTTAGCCATGTCACAGAAGCTACAGTTATCTCTAGTTATGATAGTATACATGTTTATTTCCTTAATACATTAACTCTAATCCAATTACAGTGCCTGTCTTTATCTCACCGTACTTGTGGTTTTTATACATTGAAGGCGCAAAGAATATAGAGTTTGTTTCAGTTATGTTAAAGCCTATTCTATAGAAAGGTATTACATTCTCATTTATCTTATAACCTGATACAAGGCCATACTCAAAGTAAGCTTTTTGATTAGAAAATCTATTACCTACATATGGACTTATAGTTCCTTCATTATTTAAATATGCTCCAGCAATGATAATCCCTTCCTGTAATCTTATATGAGGGTGAATGTTATTATAATCACTTTCAGAATAATTGCTAAAAGGTACTACTTCACAAAAAACACATGGGTCTGGATCTCTGTTTTCTAAGTGCATTGTAAGTGCAATTCCTAATAATACATCCATTGCTGAAGCCTTTCTTTATGTTAAGTCTACAATTTCACATGCGTCTCCAGAGCAAGCTAGTGTCTGACTACCTGATGTATTGTCTTCGCTCTCGTACTCAGAGAGTAATGACCAATCAATATTAGTTGGCATAGTTCCTACCATCTTATGATATGTTGATTCATCACACTCTTGGTATGGTGCTTGTTGATACGTATGCTCATTAAACGGTAGGAATGATACACCAGACATTTCATCAAAGTGTTTGTACACAAATGCTCCTACTTCAAACCATTCATCATTCTTTACGTTGATTGTAACGCTGGGCTTATGCTCACACCAGTGACGCTGATAAGCTAACCACATCTCTAGTTGTTCTATGGCAGTCATGTCAGCAGTAACTGTTGCACCCTCTGGGGCTTTCATAGGAAAGCTAAACACTGTAGTAGCATCTGGCTTCATTACGTCTGGCTCATTGGGTATACCCTGATCAATCATGAACTTTGTCAACGGGTCTTTGTTGTCTCCACGAACAGTCCTAATATAATAGGCTGAGTGACGAGCATGAATCCCACTGCTAGAGTCAACCAGTTGGCTGACAGTACCGCTTGGTTTAACACAGCAGATAGCAGCACTGACAGGGATATCAAGGCGTTCAGCCCAAGTAGCGTTAGTAGTAACGGCGATTTGTTTAAGGTGGTCAAGAGTCTTCTCCAATCCTTTGTTTTTGAGGGTCATTAAGGGGTTGTCCATAATGCCTGTTAACGACACACCAAGTAGTCTTTCTTCTTCGGTATTCTTAGTCCAGATCTTACGTAAGTACGGAAACTTAGTGAAACTAGACTGAATAGTACCAAGTATAGTTGCAAGCCTTACCTTCTCAGATAGGGTGTCCAGTGTGTCTGTTGCACGTACAACTACCTCTGTTAAATTACAAAACTGTGACGGCCTCAAAATTATTTCGCTGCATGGGTTAGTTCCGAACTCATAGTCAGAAACACGTCTTCCATTCTTTGCTGCTTGTACCTTAGATGCTTGTCTGTTGAAGATACCACGCTCTCCTGAGCCAGACTCAACTAACGCCATCCACTCACGCATAAAAGATAAACTGTCAGGCTTCTCAGTGTATGACACAGAGTTGTTAGCTAATGCTCTTTGTGGATCATTCTCCCACCATGAGCCAGACTTAGCGTGACGCATTCTGTCGTCTGATAGATTTGACAATGAGATCATCGCTGAGCGTCTCACGCCGCCTACCACAACTACTTCTCCTATCTTACACATGATGTCATGGCATTCTAGTGAGGATAGCTTACGGTTTTGTGCATCCTTGAATGTCTTAATTACAAAGTTAAATAGATCTACAAGCGGAGCAGGTCCTGACGCTCTACCACCAAACGTTTTAAGTGGCGCACCTGCAGGTCTAACCTTAGAAACGTCCCACGTAGGGATCTCACCACTGTATAGTAATGCAATCATTTGACGTAACGCTTTAGCCCAACCTTCTTTGCTATCCTTTACAACAATGTTTGTCTCACTGTTCCAGAGAAATGGCACTTCAGGTAGCTTAGATATAGATTGACGCTCTACAGAGAAACCTACACCAGTACCACACAGTAGAATAAACATAGCTTCATCAAATGCTTTAACATCATCAACAGCTAAGTAACTACAATTATACATACAGGTATTGTCTCTGTCTGCTGCCTTACCTGCAGTCATGAGTGATCTCATACTAGGCATAACTTCTAAGCCTAAGATAGCTTGCTCCAGTTTAAACTTAGTTTCAGGATCAGCCAAGTTTCTTATTACATTAGCAGAGTATCTCACAATAGTATCTTCCCACGATTCACGTCCATCACCCTCGTAGTACTTAGCATAACGTGATTTGTGTATGAATGATTGATAGTCTGTTGGTAAGTGGTTGTTCATCTGTTGTCTCCTGATCCCTGTATCTTGTTTCTCTCCTTACGTGATGTAAGCTTCTCAATGTTTATGTTAGCTATCTCGTCTAGATTATAGCCAATATCGTTAGACAGATTTGCCAGATACCAGAGTACATCTCCTAGTTCTTTGGCTACTTCATGCCTGTTAAAATTATTATCTCGTACCTGCTTCTTAACCTTCTCAGCTATCTCTCCTGCTTCGCCACACAAGCCCAACGTTGGGTATAGAACCTTATGTGTTGCAGGATATATAGCGAATCCCACCGCCTTAATTTGATACTCTCTTAAACTATTCATTTAACTCTCTCTCTTTTACTATTACATTGCTTACTTCAACATCATCTACGTCATAGAACGTATCTGACACTAAATCTTTTACATCATCCGAATGCGACTCTTCATGCGATGATAGGATGTTGTTATCTTTACTGACTGTAACCTGCATTGTTACGTCAAAATTCTTGTCACTCATTTGTGCTTCTCCGCAAGAGCCTTGTTCATTCTAGATAAGTACCATGCTGCTTTCTTCATATCCTCTACACCATTACCTTTGTAGCGATATCTGTGTTGATACTTAATCATGTTACCATGACAATATGCGATGAAACCATCCAGGCCTACTACCTGTTGAATATAGTCTATGCACTCAATACCTTCTTGATTGTAGTGCGCTGGTTTATTAACAGGATCAAACCCTTGGTTTTCTCTCTGTTTTTCTAGATTCCATTTAGCCATTATGCGTTACCTTTTGTCTTAGTAAACTTAGTCAATGTTATTACGTTACTGTTTTCATCTGTTTCGTAATCTGCGAAGGGTGATTCATCTAATTCAGCAAATAGTTTCTCACGCCACTTAATTACTTCGTCTACGAGTTCTTCTTTATCATCTGAATACGAAAGAAAAGATGTCATTAGAGTGATGATATTAACCATACCTCGTTGTATGTTTAAGTCTAGAGAGATTGAGTCATTCATAGCCACACCAGTAGCTACATCACCTTCCCACTCACCATTATCTTCATACAAAGGCTTGATAACCAGAGCCATTTCATCGTCGTCTAACTGAAACACCATTAATCTTTCCTTTTTGTTTTTAATACTATCTTATCTTTTTTAGATCTTGTACCCTTTTCTGTCAACCATTCTTGCGGTATTATTCGATGTGACCAGAGAAAATTATTCTTATCACACCAATCACAGTATCTACTCTTAGCACCCTTGTATAACTTGGCGTTAGCGTTACTAAATACAAACCTAATATCCAACTCTGGATGCTGTTTCTGTATGGCTAAATGCTTACGTTTATCATCATTATCGAGTATTCCTTTTGTCTCAATTATGATGCCGTTGTCTAACTCAAAGTCTGGTGTATAAGTTCTGTAGCGTAGGTCTTCCCACTCTATCTTTAATAGCTCATACTTAACTTCTTTTTGGTGTTTGCTTAAGAATGCAGCGGCCTGTTTCTCCAGACCACTGCGGTAACGTCGAGAGTTGTGATATCTCGCTGTTGTTCTTTTAGCCATCAGTAGCTTCTTCTGGCTGAGCCTCAATCATACCTGCTAACTGATTACATCGTGCTTCAAGTACTTTGAATACATATTCACATCTTTGCATCTCACCTTTAGCAAGCATAATTTCATTGTACATAGCTATCTGATCTTCGTTGAAGTCTTCAGTATCATATTCTTTATCGTTTATAGTAAGTTTAGGCATCGTTATATTCCTTTTCTTCAATGTGTATATAGTCTATTATTGGTGGGTTTTGTGCTTTAGATACAACTGAGGGTATAGTTTGTACCATAGGCCAACACTTATGCTTAAATGCACAGAAGCCACACGTAACTCCTAGCTTAGTGTTGCCTGTCTTCTTGCGGTAAAACGTTTCTTCGATAGGCTCAAATTCACGCTCAAAAGGTTCATCATTGTTGATGTAATCTGTCAGGTCTTCGATATCATCAAGTACTGCCTGTTTGTCTACACCATCTGCAGAGACATACTTAAATTCTCCGTTAGCCTTGTTGACTACCCACCAACCACCAACCTCTTTACCTGCGCCCTCTGCATAGCCTACAAGCTGTGGGATGTAGCCGAAACTATCTCCTGTAGCTAAGGCATCAAAGGATGCAAACTTGTTCTGATATGACCAAGGTGAGGCTGACTTTACATCGTCAATCTTACCTTCTAATTCCATATCGTATTCACCTTTAATCTCTACACCATTAGGTAACTTAAGAGTAACATAATCATTATCTTTAAAGTCAATATTTGCTGCTCTCATAATACCCTTGAATACAGCTTCAACTATATCCCCTAATATCATGTTCATCAGAAAGTTTGGTGGAAAGGGTGTCTTGTCTTCAGGGTCATTCTTCTCAAACCATAGCTGACATCTTGGCTTACCTATGTTAGACATACGCAAACGAAAATCATCACGAGGACCACTGTCGAACTGCTTAAACAAAGCATTCTTAACATCAGAGGCGACTTTATCAGCCACCTCTTCAGTCATAGTGGACTCACCTGCCATAGCCTTTTGTAGGAATGATAACATAGCTAATTCTGCAGGATGATTCATTAGTCAGCATCCACATCTACAATAGAACCTACAAGCTCAGCGTCTGCTGCACTCATACCCTTGTCAGAGCGTTCATTGTATAAGTCTAGGATCTTACCATTGCCATACTCAATGAAGCTTAAGAAGTCCTTGAGTGTTTGGTTATCAGCTTCAGTAAGTTCTACCTTATCCCCTGCCTTAGCAGTGATGTAGCCAAACGTAGCACCTGTAGGGATTGAACCCTCTTGTCCTGCTAATTCTAGCGTAGACATGATAGGTAAGAGATTAGCTCTCTGTACTGTCTTTAAAGCACCATCTAAGTTCTTTAGACTGTCACGGTTCTTTACATCCATTACAAACGGTAGGTCTGCATACTCTTTAGAGATAGGCTCACCATGTTCATCTATAGGAGATTTGACAGTGAGTAGACCCATAAAGATCTTAACACGCTTAACAGTACGCATTAGATCCTTAGTAGCTTCAGGTAAGGCATTCCAATCCTCTACATAACCTGATGGTCTACCTAAGTTAAAGCCACCAATGCTATCCTGTAGATCACCATTGAGTGATGTAGTCATAACAGACTTCTCCATCTCATTAGTTGATGCATTCCAACGTTGCCATTGTTGGCGCTGGGCGAATACACGAATGCTTATCTGTTCTGCGTAGAACACATCGTCACCCTGAGTAATCTTGTATGCACCAACAGGTACTACATCTGTTTTGATCTTCTTACCACCAAGTTCCATTTCACCCTTCAGGGCTGTACTTACAACGTTAATACGTGCAAGAGAAGATGCTGATTGTTTATTTTCTGCGGATACACCCATCAGTGCAGCCATAGACGCATTATCCATGCTAGTTATTGATACTTCTGTACTCATTATTTACCTCATGAGATTTGTGTTAAAGAGACTCAGTTATACCGTCAAACGTCCTGTACGTCAAGCCAATTCGGACCTATTTTAGATTCTAATAGCAGTGGTACATTCATTTTAACGCCATAAGATTTCTCTATCAGGTTGGTTAAATCATCGTTCATGTCTTCAATTATCTGTAATACCTCATCTTTCTCTTCTGGATGCACATCTGCCACACTTGAATCATGTACAGTATTAACTAAACAAGATTTTAGATGCTTCATCCTCTCTTCCATTTCAATCAACACAACAGGTACAACATCACCAGTAGCAAAGCCTTGTACTGGATAGTTCTTAATCATGGTAAAGTGTGATACCCCACCCCTTGCATTGCGCTTAACATCAGGGAAAGCATACTGTCGCCCTGACTTATTAGTTATCTTATTAAATCGTATAGCTTCATCACCTAACTTTTTGTGCCATGCAGCTACACCCTCATACTTCTCATTAAAATGTACGTAGTATGCCTCTTCAGCCTTAGATCTTCCATAGCCTGTAGCTCCGAAGAGGGGGGCAAATGTATGAGCCTTGGCATCCTGGCGAGACGTTGGTTGCCCTGCATCTGTAATAACTTTTGCTGTGTAGCTGTGTACATCAAACCCTGTAGCTATTTCTTCTATGGCAACAGGATCTTGTGCTAGGAACGCAGCAACTCTAAACTCAAGCTGAGCAAAGTCAGCCTCTAGAATGTGACCACCCTTCCATCGAGATACAAACACTTTCTTAACAGGGAATGTACCGCCTCTTGGCATGTTCTGCATGTTAGGGTTACGCCCACTGAAACGTCCAGTAGCTGTAATGTGTTGAGTTAAACCTACATGTAGGAAGCCATCAGGCTTAGTGAATGTGTCGATACCCTCAACAAAGGCACTCAGGTAGCTACTAACGGCAGACAAACGCTTCAGGTCTGTCAGGAATGATACAGCTTCGTCCATCTTCTTAGTCTTTGCAGTACCAATCAATACATCTAAGTTATCCTTACCAGTGCTAAACCCATTGGCGCTAACCCACTTCTTACTGGGTGCAGCAAAACCTAGACCTGCTAAATGATTTAGTGGTTTAAGCTGATAGCCTCTAGCATCACAGTCTTTACACTTGTTAGGTCTAGCAAACTTTGTACCATCCTTTTTGATACGATACACCTTGCCTTCACCCTGACAGGTTGGACATGTAAATGCCTTAGTCCTACGTATGATAGTACTGTTTGCTTCTACTGCTGCCCTAAACTCTTTCTTGTTATACGTGTGTTCGAATAGCTCTACCCATTCCTTCTTGTCTTTAGGTTTACAAGAGAATACAACTTGAGACATTTGCTCTGGAGAGTTGAGATTGATAGGCGTATCACCCATAATTCTGCGTACCTGTTGTTGTAGCCTGTCTTCTATACCTGCTTTCTCTTGCTCAAACTCTAGTCTCACTTGGTCAAGGGCAGATCTATCCACCCTGATTCCTGACATGTACATTCGGGTGAGGGTTTGACAGGTTCTAAAGGTAACGTCTCTGATTGTATGCAAGGACTTGGACTCAGGTTCGGCGTAGTCTGCTTCGATTGCATGGAACAACTCACGAGTGGTGTCGAGATCACCCCTAAGATAAAAGCTAAGTTCATCCAACGGTATTTCATTTGTATTGTACCCTTCTTTAAAGTAATTCTTGAGTGTGTCTTGCTTCTGCATCTCTAGCTTTCTGCGTTGGGCGCAACCGTCAAGACTGAGTGGTAGCTTCTGACCTCTCAACAGTATATACTCAGCTAACATCGTGTCATAGATAGCTCCATCATATTTAAATCCACACTCCCACAGCCACATCATATCGTGTTGTGCATTGTGCATGATTAAAAGCTTTGTAAGGTCCAGTATATCCTGGATAAGCTTACGCCCAGCGCCACTGGTATCCTTCTTTTCTTGATGGTCTATGTTAACAATGTGTGTCTCGTCAGGTGCATCTGCATTTTGCATACCAACCTGTACAAGAAAGTTTCCCTGCTCGTAGGGATCTAGATGCCACTTATTGTTTCGTCTTTGTGTTGTGTTCTCTACATCTAATACTAATCTCATTATCTCTCCTATGCGGTGTATAGCGATCTACCACCATCTAATTCACAGTGGACAACCCCATGCCATCCACCCTTAAGTTTATTCTTTGCTATGTTTAAGTGTCGCTGAGTATCCTCTTCATCAGCACCTTCAACTATAGGGTTCTTACTTATCAACAGCATCAAATCTGCTTCTGCTGCCTTGCCTGTCTTACTGCCTTCCATCATAGATTGATCTACATATACCTTACCTTCAGCTACAGCACTCAACTGTGACATCCATACAACACAGCAGTTGTACTGCTTGGCTATGTTACGTGCATAGATAGCGGCATCTTTTAGGTACACATCGGACTTATCACTGTTCTTTGTAGCAAACTTATCTCCCATGTCTAGTATGAGAATGTCAGGCTTCTCTTGTTTGACTAAGGACTCAACCCACTGTAGATCTTTGTTAGTGCTATCCTTGATACGAATGTTCTGGCGTACTGGCTCATAACGTTTACGTGCTAGTGCTACATTACCCTTAACCTCTTCCATTGTCATATTGGTTGCAGCACTAAGGTATCTTGCACCCACACGCTCGTATGCTTCTTCATTACATAGGACTACACACTTAGCGCCCTGATGCGCCCAACCATCTGCACCTGCTATCAGTGAAGCATGAAAGGATGTTTTACCAGTGTTAGGTCTAGCGCCTACAAGAAGCAAGTGACCACCTGATACACCCTCAACCTTACGTCTCAAACTTGGTATGTTAAACTTCCATTGTGTAGCTAAGTCATTAGCTTCAAGTAGCGTGTCAATAGTTATGTCTTCCCAATCTATTCTGATGTTAGGTGTAAAGTCGTCCTTGAAGTCCTCAAGTAATCTGCGTAATGGCTCAAGGCTTTCCTCACTACCATTAACAAAGTCAAACCCTAAGTTAGCAACCTTCTCTCCTACATATTGTTGAAAGAGTTTACCTAAAACATTGTCAGCTATGTCTTCCTTAATTGTATCTTCATTGTTTAGTTTCCTGAACAAATCAGCGTATGCAGTCTTGGTAGCTGTAGTCATTGTTTGGTTTTGTGCGTAGAACAAAGCTTCCAGGTCTGATGTGTTTAGATCCCCATCATAATCCTTCATTGCTGCATCAAGTGTTTGTTTGATCTTGCGTATATCTTTAGTGAATATCTTATCAGGACATCTTATACCCTTGTGCTGATCATAAAATTCTCTGTTTAGTAGCGTCTTTATAAGTGCTAATTCAATCATAGTGTAACCTTCTCTATTACGTAGTAACATCCCTCTGGCGAATGTATTGCATTCAATATGTCCTTAAGTTGATTGTAAGACATATAGATCATATCCTCTCTCGATATACCTTCATTAAACTGCTGCATATAAACTGTACCATCATTCGCTATGGTAACTTTCACATCTTCATATGCATCATCTTCATCAAGTGTAGTAATTATAGAACAGTTCTCTTCCATCTCTACACTATACATTAAAACATTACCTCGCCATCAACTATGAGTGTATCATGCCAAGCTTTAACTTCTGCTCGACTTTCTTTAAAGCCCATCGCCTTTGGTTTCTCTTGTATGGCTATGACACCTAAGCTCATTAGTTCTCGTTCCATCTGCGTTGGTATGTAATCCTTCATTGTGCTATCTCCTTAAGTCTCTCAATGTCATTATCTACTTTATACTTGATGTCGTCGTCAAGGTTAAAAGCAATCGTCTTAGCTCCTGTCCATAGGTGTATCTCCCTGCTAAACTGCAAGGTCTTGTGTGCCGCATCTGGATCTAGTGCTACAATAATGTTGTCATACTCTGCAATTCTCTCCATATGCTTGTCTGTTAGAGACGTTCCAAGGATAGCCATAGCATTTACATGTGGTAACTCCTGGCATACCACCAGTGCTGACACACAATCCTCAACTATAATTAGTGTAGAGCTATCTCCATTCTTAAAGAAGTAATCACCCTTGCCAGTATATCTGTACCACTTAGGCTGTTTGTTGCCTACTGAACGTCCATTAGCATCAATGATACGCCCTGAGTGATAGATAGGAAAGACAACACGTTCATCCTTAACATCATAGAGTAGCCTAGAGTCTTTAAGACCCCACTGTGCTACAAACTTATGAAACTTATCATGCTCAACGCTGGGCTGTACTACATATTCGGGTATCTCCATTGTCTCTTTCTCCATTTCCCTTGGTGTTTCTCTTGTTGAAAGCAGCTGCTTTATCTCCGCAGCAGTCAGGTCTACATTGTGGTAGCCACCTATGTTACAGTCTAACTTGTAACAGTTATACTTTATCTGACCCATCTCTTTCGTAGCAGTAAAAGTATTCTTGCCACTACAAGATGGACAGTCTCTGCGGATAAACTCTTCATCTCTTAGGTTGAGACTATCTAAGTAACCTCTAATGTTCATCTGCTACGTTCTCCTTCTATATACACCCATGCAACTCTAGTTCACTTGTTATATCCTTATCTCTTTCCCAAGCCTCTTTTTGCTCAGAAAAAATTTCATTACAAAGATGCATTAATCTATGGGGTATATTTAT